CTGTATTGCACAGCGATATCTAAACCCTTCAACGCACTAACGTCATCATAGTTAGATAACGTATCGGAAAGCGAAATAAATTTTTCTCCCAAATTATCCTCGTCAGCTGTATCACAACGACCAAGACTTTCGACAGCTTTCACAGGATCTCTCATAAACAACACCCTATCAGGAGTTTTTATAATATAAGCAGAACAAAAATAGCCCTGCTTTGTTTGGAAAGCCTTTGCGATAAGATTAAATCGATACGCCATATTATGAGTAACATTAGCAGTGTCAACTTTTTGTCGAGTCGCAACGATCGAATCATCCCCAAGAAAGATTGCGTAAAGGAAATCTCTAAACTCATATACATCCGCAACAGTCAAAATATTCAAAATGCTATTACCCAGAGCGGTAGTCACATCCCCGGACTTCTGTTGTAAATTCAATAGAACTTGTAAACCAACTTTCAAGTCGCAAGCAACCGTCACCTGATGCCCACTAACCCAACGCATTAAATCAGGAACATTTACCCCAAGCAACTGATATAAACCCCAAACGAGATAGAGAGATTGCCAACCCTGGGACTTATCGAACTTACTGAAATCATTCTCCACATAATTAACATCCGTAGCATACGTTTCAAACTCATTCAGAAACTGCTCTATATCTTCGGGCGACTTACGTATGAAAAACTGCACATTGGGCTTCAGCAAGCTACTCAAACGATCGTAAACTTCCATAAACAATGGTCCATAATACGCATTAACAGGTTTTTCAGAGTAAATTACTGTTTGAACAGAAGTATATTCGTTAATCAGAGAAGGTTCACACTTAGCCTTAACCTTTTTCTTGACCATAAAGTTATAATAGTTAACTTTTTGCTGTTCTATGGTAAAATTTTGTTCCCTCAACTTTGCCAACTTATCTGCAGTGTCTATGCGTGAAGTCCATAAACCAACGTTTTCATCAGTCAACACAATTGGTCTACTTTGATACTTCTCTATCTTTTCCTTCCAATTGTCAACACAGAATTTCTTAAAGAAATTTCCGTAAACCCTGTTCATTGCCGAAACGAACTGATTAAGCATACAAACCTGCGGCGCATCGAAATTTCTTTTCATCAAACCAAGTAAACTCTCTTTTAAGTTACCAAAACGATCAGGACCGACACCTGTCCTTAATAACGGTTCAAAAGAATTCTTCGCTTTTATAGGTTCGATCTTAGAACGATCGAACTTCAGTTTGATAGTAGAAAAACTCAACTCCATGTCACCGTCATTGACATCAGCAGAATCATAAGTTCTATCCGGATACGCAACTCCAGGCAAGACTTCATCATAAGTTCTCTGTAAGACATGTAAAGCTGCGTCAACACGTCTAGGTTCAACCTTTGCGGGCATATGTTTCGCAGTATTTAACACAACGGCACCACTTATGGGTCCAAGAATATCGACGTAACCACCATTGTCATCGATAACCTTCCTTCTCAAATTCTCCTGATCAGCATTCAGAAACCCTATCTCACTACCGATGCGATGTTCATACGCAACGAACGTATTGACATTCGATTCAATCAAATTATCACAACCATTAGTGACAGAAAAACCGTTATCCATACCCACAACAATAGTTTCCTCCCCCTCGAAATCATCATCCATCAATTTCTGTGTCAAATTTTCGATAAAAGAAGAATTACAAATCGGTACATCATCACCAGGCAAATTATCATGTCCCTCGATAAACTTAAGAGCCTCGACCGAAAGCAAACCAGCCTCAACCATCTTGTCCTTTCTAGAATTCAACAATTTAAACAATTGATTTGGAAAAACCAAATTTTCGACAATATGTGCTTTTCCGAAAGTTGGTGCAAAGTCTCTCAATGTAGCACGAACATTAGACTTATCAACGACAATTCTATCGTCAAAAACCGTAAATTGTTTAATCTCCACAATCTCGGGTCTCAAGGCATTAACATTGTAATTCTTATCAACAAACTGTCGATAATACTCCATAGGTTTTTCAACAAGATCCTCAAGAGCGAAAATTATTGTGC